CCATGTATGACTGCAGGTTTAGCTTATTATCTTGCAATTAAAAATGCACCAGACAGAGTTCAAATGCTAAAGATGTTATATGAAGATGAATTACAAAGAGCGTTAGCTGAAGATGGTTCTTCATCTAGCACATATATTAGTCCTAAAGTCTATTATCCGGAGTCATAATGTCAAATTTATCTTCAGGAAAATATGCAAAATTTATATCTGATAGATCAGGACAAGAGTTTCCATATTCTGAAATGGTTATAGAATGGAATGGAGCTCGTGTTCATACTTCTGAATTTGAAAAAAAACATCCACAATTAGAACCAAAACCACATTCAGCAGATCCACAAGGTTTATTAAATGCAAGACCTGATAGAACCGAACCTGCTGTTGCAAGAGTATTAACTTTAAATCCTTTAAAAATTACAAGCGGCTCTACTACAGTAACTGTATTTGAAGAAAACCATGGGAGATCTACAAGCGATACCGTTAGATTTAGAGATGGTGAGGGTAGTTTTGGAATTACAAGCGCAGATATAAACAAATCTGCTGGATTTACAATTACTAAAGTTGATGCTAATAATTATACATTTGTAGCTGCAGGAACTGCAACTGCTAGTACAAACATAGGAGGAGGAAGTATATCGGCTGGTCCGGTTACACTATCACCATAATGGCATACACACTTACAAATTTACAAGATGATATTAGAAATTATACAGAGGTAGATAGTGGGGTTTTATCTACAGCTGTTTTAAACACTATAATTAAAAATGCAGAAAACAGAATATATAGAGAAGTAGATACAGATGATAATAGATTTTATGCTACATCTAATTTAGTTTCTGGTAATAGATACGTAACTATTCCATCTGATCTAAGATTTATTAGATATGTTCAGTTAAAAGATGGTTCTGGAAATCAAGTATTTTTAGATAAAAGAGACACTAGTTTTATGGCTGAATATTACAACACACCTGGAACAGCTTCAGGACTTCCTAAATATTATGGTAATTGGGACGCTAATTTTTGGGTTGTTGCACCTACGCCAAACTCTACTTTTGAAATTACTTTGGCTTATACTAAACAACCGATAAGTATTACTAACACAACACAACCTACAGCGGCTCCGGCAGCCACTGCTGGAACTTTTGTATCTAATAAATATCAAGATTTACTTTTGTACGCATGTTTGGTAGAAGCATATGGATACTTGAAAGGTCCTGTAGATATGCTACAATACTATGAACAGTCTTATCAAAGGGCTGCAAAATCGTACTCTATCGAACAAGAAGGTAGAAGACGTAGAGATGAATGGCAAGATGGCGCTATTCGTGCTCAGATTAAATCGCCATCACCGTAAATAAGGAGATAATATATTATGGCAAATGTAGTACCGTTTTCTTTTAAAGGTGAATTGATGTCAGGAACGCATAACTTTGCGAATGGCGGAGACTCTTTTAAAATAGCATTGTACACATCTAATCCTTACGACACATCTAGCACAGTTGCTTTAACTACTAATGAAGTTTCTTCTGCAGGTAGTTCAAACTACGCTAGAAAAGATTTAACTAGTCAGGCTGTTGTAGCTACAACTGCAACTACATCTGTAGACTTTGCAGATGTAACGTGGTCAAGTGCAACTTTCTCTGCAGCTTTTGCAGCGATATACAATGACGATAAATCTGATAAGTTGTGTGTAGTTTTAGATTTTGGTGGAACGAAAACAGCAACGAATGGTGATTTTACTATTTCGTTTCCTGATCCTTCTACCGCTAGTAATGCAATTATTAGTTTAACATCGTAGGATTTTAAATGGCATTTAAATTAAATGATAGGGTAAAAGAATCCAGTTCAACTACTGGAACAGGTACGTTTACACTAGGTGGAGCGGTTTCAGGTTTTGAATCTTTTTCTGCCGGTATCGGTGGAGACAATACTACTTATTACTGTATCTTTGAAACAGGAACAAATAACTTTGAAGTTGGTTTAGGAACTTTAAATGCAGGTGCAACTACTTTAGCTAGAACTTATGTTATCTCCAGTTCTAATAGTGATGCAAAAGTAAACTTTGCAGGTGCAACAGAAGTATTCTGTACAGTGCCTGGTGCAAAGATAGGTTTACCTACACCAGAAGAATACGGTTCATCTTCAGCACCAAAAGTTATTACAGTTACAGTTGATTCTAAATCAGGTAATCATCCTTATCAAAGTGCAGGGGGAGCATCAGCTAATGCTTATTTTTTTGATGGATTAGAATCTCCAGCAATAACATTATCTGGAGCAGACTCATCATACCCATATTATTATAGATTTGATCAATCTGATTCATCAAACAGTTCACACCCTTTAAGATTTTATTTAGAAGCAGATAAATCTACAGCATACACAACCAACGTAACTACAAACGGAACTCCTGGTAGTTCTGGTGCGTACACACAAATAGCCGTAGATGAAAACACACCTAATATTTTATATTATCAGTGTTCATCTCATGCATATATGGGTAATTTTGTTAATGTTGTATCTAACAAAGTTAATTCTAATTTAACTACAATTGGTGATATTGTTGTTGGATCTAAATTAAAAATGCCAACAAACACAGCTAATAAAATATTAGTTGCAGATGGCACATCATTTGAAGAAGTTGATATGTCAGGTGATGCAACAATCGCATCTGGCGGAGCATTAACACTAGCTAACTCTGGAGTATCAGCAGCTAGTTATACAAATTCATCAATCACAGTGGATGCAAAAGGAAGAGTAACAGCAGCATCTAGTGGAACAGCAGGAATATCTGCAGGATTTGCGGTTGCAATGGCAATCGCCTTATAGTAAAGGAGTAATATGGCACAAGATTTTGAAAGATACGGAGACCAGGATGTAGGAACATCAGCGGTGGCTATTCATACTAGTGACTCAGATGATGCAATCATCTCTATCCGTCTAGCAAACACAACTACGTCAACAATAAACGCAAGTGTGTTTATTACATCATCAGTAACAGGTGGTTCACAAGATCACTACATAATTAAAAATGCACCGATAGTCTCTGGCGGATCGTTAGAGCTGATAGACGGTGGAAGTAAAATAGTAATTGAATCGGGAGACGTGGTAAAAGCACAGTCCGACACGGCAAGTTCGTTAAGTGTTTGGATGTCTGTTGTCGATGCAATTAGTACGTAAGGAGATTCATGGCCTATTTAGGAAACGCACCAGCAAGAAGCTTCATAAGTTTTGAGAGACAAGTATTTACAATCGTAAACTCTCAAACTGCGTACACTTTAGATCATTCCGTAAATAACGAAAATGATCTTCGTCTTGTAATTAACAACATTGTTCAGGAACCTGGTTCAGGTAAAGCATATACTGCATCGGGCACTACCCTTACATTATCCGCAGCGTTGGTTAATGGTACAGACGAAATGTATTGTGTGTTTTTGGGTAGAGCAACTGCAACAAATGCACCTAGTGCAGGATCAGTAGGTGCCTCACAATTAGCAAGTGACGCTGTTACTGCTGCAAAACTTAATGACGATATTATATCTGGACAAACTGCTCTTGGGGCTACCCCCGCAGACACCGACGAATTTCTTGTATCAGACGCAGGAACTTTAAAAAGAGTAGATTATAGTTATATTAAAGGCCTTGCAAATTGGTCAGAAAGTTCTGGAAATCTATTACCAAGTAATGCTTCTTATGGAATTTATTTAGGAGTTAATTCTGCAACAGCAGCAAATCTTTTAGACGACTACGAAGAAGGGGATTGGACACCTACGTTTATAAGTAACTCTGGTGCAAGTATATATTCTGGAAGTTCGGTTGGTAAATATACAAAAATAGGTAGAGCTGTAAATATATCAGCAAGATTTCCAAATACTCATGCTTTAAGTGGAACAACAACTTATCTAAGACTAAGTGGTTTACCATTTGCTTGTATAAATGTTGCTAATGCTGAAAGTGCCATAGCTCTTTGGAATGGGGGTGGAACTTCTGTAACAGGAGCACTTCAATGTAGAACAGAAGTCAATCAAAGTGAATTAGTAGTACAAGTTCAAAACAATGGTAGTAGTTCAAATATTACTAATTCAAATTATAGTGGAAATGTGAATTTAGATATCGGTGGAGTTTATTTTACAGATTAATTTAAATAATAAAAAGGAGTAAATTATGGCAATAACAAAAGAGACACAGATTGGTAAAATCGAAGTGGTCGGAAAATACAAAGCAGTTCAAGTAAGAACTGATATTGTGATTATTGAAGATGGCGAAGAATTATCAAAAAAGTATCATAGACATGTTTTACATCCAGATGCAGATATTTCTGCTGAACACTCAGAAGTTCAAGCAGTATGCAACGCAGTCTGGACACAAGATGTTAAAGATGCTTGGACAACTTTTAAAGCTGAACAAGAGATATAATTATGGCAATAGATAAAGTAGTATCAGCATCGATAACAACAGACGCAGTAGGACCAACTCAATTAAATCAGGCATCTAACTACGATTTTACAGGGACCGTAACCGGTGCTGGTGAAACAAATTCACCATATTTTAATGCAACAGCAAGTTCTAGTCAATCTGTTGCAAATGATACAACAGTAAAAATTATTTATGATACTGCTAACATTAATGTTGGTGGTGGAACTTATGACACTTCAAACAGTAGATATACTCCAGGTGTTGCTGGTAGATATTTTATATCAGCATGGGTGTTTATTAAATATGCAGTTAGTACTGGTCAAAGAATAGACATGGATATATATAAAAATGGAAGCAGCAGAGTTATTGGAGCAAGATGGAGAGAAACTGGAGATTTAGATGGAACAAATTCTGCATTTGTTCAAGGTATAGTAACTTTAGGGACTACTGATTATGTTGAAGCAAAAATGTTTCAAACAAGTGGTGCTTCAAGAAGTACGGACAATAATTCTGCTTTTACTTTTTTTGAAGGATTTTTAATAGCTGGAACATAAAATTAACTAGAAATTTAACACATATGTGTTAGATATAAAAAAGGAGGAAAACTATGGCATCACTATCAAGCAAGGTCAAACAATATTGCGCTAATAACGGCGTAGCAGAAGTTGACTTTATGACGGACGTTTTGCTTCAGGATGACTCGAACGGTCAAGGGCCTTACATT